AAAGTTTATATGTTGTTATAAATTAGTTCACTAGAATAATATATTTAAAAAGTTTATATGTTGTTATAAATTAGTTCACTAGAATAATATATTTAAAAAGTTTATATGTTGTTATAAATTAGTTCACTAGAATAATATATTTAAAAAGTTTATATGTTGTTATAAATTAGTTCACAAGAATGAGTAAAATAATTTATTTAAAGAATAGAAATTTTATATAGATAAAATATACTAATGTCAAATGAAAAAATTAAACAATTTAATCAAATTTTAGACTCGTTTTTAATTCAAGTATCTCCTTTAGTTGGAACTACTTATCATTTTTATTTTCAAAAAATAATTAAAATAAATTCACTTTTGCCACTTGAACAATTTTTAGTTTATGCATTGCCTATGAGAGATAAGATTTTAAATAGAGATGAAACTTATTTTACTAATAATGATAATCATAAAGAAAAAATAGCAGAACATGAATTAAAATTAAATGAAATTATAAGATTACAAGGCATATATAGTCAATTAGATGATACATCAAAATCTAATGTATGGGATATTTTACAAGCATTATTAATTTTAGGTGAAGAATATTTAGTTTTAAATCAACTAAAATATATGTAATTTTTATAATAATAAAATTTAATTTTTTAAATTTTATTATTTATTCTAAAGTAAGTTTTCATTAAAATTATCCTTATTAAATTCTTGTTTAGTTCCTCCATCATAACTAAGTGCATGTTTTTCATCTATTAGTTCTTGATTAATAGATTTTAGGGATGTAGAATCTTCAAAAAGTTCAACTAATAATCTGCCATATTTATCAAATTCATAACATTTAACAAAAACTAATTTAGTTGATTTAGCTAAAAACTTTTTAACTTCATTTTTAGTCATTTTATTTTTTATAATAGGAATATTAGAAATACGATTTATTAAATAATCTCTTGATTTATATGCTAAATCTTTTTCTTGATTTTTAACTTCTTCATTTAATATATTTTTAGGAACCATTTCAGGTGAATCAACACCTACTAATCTTGAATTAAATTTAACTAATTTATTATCTAATTTAAATACCAAATGAACAGTATCTCCATCATATACATATACAACTTTACCATTTAAACATAAACCATTTAATGAGAACTCATTAATATCAGATGTAGCTGACTCTAATATAGGTTCATTTAATACAGATTTTTCTTCAATTATGTTATTATTTTCCATTAATTATTAAATAATTATGTCTAATTAAAAAAATTAACAATTTTTTTTAATATTCTATTAAATAATGTTATATATTATCTTTTTTGTTATATTTTTAATTTGTTATATTAAATTATATTTTTTCAAATTAATTATTATTATCTTGAATGCCATAAATTAGAATAAAATAAAATTTGAAATTCTATTTTATTAGTTAAATTATCTTAACTATCAATGAATAAAATTGGACTAATTATTTTTATTAATAAATTTGAACATTATTTTGAATCTGAATGTATATTATTTAATTGTAATTTGATTGATGAAGCAAAAGATGAATTAATTAGATATTTATCTAAACTATTTTCAGGTTTGAATATAGATTATCCACTAAATTTAATTGATTTTGAACATCACTGGTTTAATAAACAATATATTAATTCTAATGCATTTTATTATAAAATATTTATGGATGGAAATTGGCATGAACCATGGGATAATCAAGATATATATTCTGATGTATTAGATAAAATGTTAGAAGAAGAAAATAATAATCCTCCAAATTTTAATGAAATTTATGGAGAACCAAATCCGGATGAAGAAGTTATTGATAAATTTTCTATGAATAATAATGAAGATATTCATGATTTACAAACTAAATTTACTGAAATTATTAAAAATAGTAATTCAATTAAATTAAAAGATGATCAAGTTAAAGAATGTAAATGTGATAAATGCACACATGATATTGAACTATAATTTTTTTTAATAAGCTGTTTTAATATAATTTAAATTTAAATCTAAACGTGATTGAATATCATCAATTATTACATCTATTTCTGATTGAATCAACTTATCAGAACAATAAGTATGTTTCATATTAACAAGTCCATTTAATGAATTCTTTAATTCATTATTAAGTCTAAGAAGATTTTGTATTGACTCGTCTGTTTTATCTTCAAATAAAGTATCATTTAATTCAAATGCTTTATGAAAAATATACAACATAAATTTAATACTATTATTTCTATTAGCACCTTTATACCAGCGTGTAATTGATTGAAAATAACTAGTATCTATATTAATATATTTATCACTTTGAATTAATTTATATCCAACTTCAATTTTAGAAATTAGACGTAAATTTATAAAAATATCATCAAGTATTAATTTAGGCGTGTTGAGTTCATTATTACTTAATAATTCATTAAAATTTTTTGATTCCATTATTATAATATAATATTTTTAATTTATTTTTTTATTAATTTTTAATTAATAATTATATTTTTTTGCTTTTCGTATATATGCTGGTGTAATAAGTGTAAGTTTAGATACTTTATATTGACCTAATGGTACTCTTATAATATTTGAATTAATATTTGAATCTTGTGTTTTAGCAACTTTTTTTTGATATAACTTAGTAGAACTATTAGCTAGTTTTTCATATTTTAAATTATTCATTATAAAAATATAAAAAAATATACATGTTAAAATATAAATTAATATTAAACTTTTATTCATTATATAAATTAATAGATAAATTAATTATAAAAATATAAATAAATAGTAAAAATTGATTTTATTATTTATAGTAATAGTATTTTATTATTTAATAATGTCAATTTTAACTAAATCTAATGAATTAAAAACTCTTGTAATTGTTGAATCACCTGGTAAGATTAAAAAGATTGGGCAATATTTAGGACCTGAATATATTATAAAAGCATCATTTGGTCATGTTCAAGATTTAGATAAATCAACCTTATCTATAGATATTGAAAATAATTTCGCACCACTTTATGTAACTAATCCAGATAAAAAGAAAGTAGTTAAAGAACTAAAAGAAGTAGCCAAAAATTGTAAAGATATTATATTAGCTGCAGATGGTGATAGAGAAGGAGAAGCAATAGCTTTTTCATTAGCAACAGTATTAAAACTGAAAGATCCAAAAAGAATTATATTTCATGAAATTACCAAACAAGCATTAAATAAAGCAGTTCTAAATCCAACATTAATTAATTATAATATGGTTCATGCTCAACAAGCACGACGTCTATTAGATAGATTAGTTGGATATCAAATTAGTCCAATCTTATGGAAATATATGGATTCTAATGGAACAACTCAATCAGCAGGACGTGTTCAGTCTGTAGTAGTTAGAATAATAGTAGATAAAGAAAATGAAATTTTAAAATCAGTAAATCAACCATATTTTAAAACATCTGCTGAATTTGAATGTAATATAGATAATAATAAAATTAAATTAAATGGAACTTTATGTATTGGGAATAAGTTATATGAATTTAATTCAGAAGAAGATGCTAAAGACTTTATGGAACTAATAAATAAGAAAACCAAATTTAAAGTTATAACAGTTGATAATAAAAAATCAATTAGAAAACCTTCTATGCCTTTTATAACTTCAAGTCTTCAACAAGAAGCATCAACAAAATTACATTTTAGTGTTAAAAAAACAATGGATGTTGCACAAAAATTATATGAAGCTGGTTTAATTACTTATATGAGATCAGATAGTCCAAATATTAGTAAAGAAGCAATAAATGAATGCAGTAAATTTATTATAAAAACATATGGAGAAGATTATTCAAATCCAAAAAATTATGAATCAAAAAGTGCAAATAGTCAAGATGCTCATGAATGTGTTAGACCAACAAATATAGAGTTAGTAGAACCAGATAATTTAGATAATGATCAATTTAAATTATATGAATTAATTTGGAAAAGAACAGTTGCTAGTCAAATGTCAAATGCTCAAGTTAATATACAAACAATTCAAATTGATGCTATTAATAAAAAATTAAGTATATTAATATTTAATGAAATACAAACATATTTTAATAATATAATGGAAAATATAGAATTTCCAGGTTATTTAATTGTATATGATAATAGTTCGGATGATGAAGAAAAAATAATTGGAAAATTAGCTATTAAAATAAATGATATATTAAAATTTAATAAATTAAAAGTTTCTGAAGAATATACAAAATTACCATTAAGATATAATGAAGCATTATTAGTTAGATATTTAGAAAAAAATGGAATTGGAAGACCGTCAACATATGCATCAATTATATCTAAAGTTATTGAAAGACAATATGTAGAAATTAAAAATATTGATGGAATAAAAAAACAATCTAGGCAATTTGAATTAGATTCTAAATTTAAATTAAAGGAAATAATTAAGGAAATATCTATAGGTAAAGAACAAAAAAAATTAGTTCCTACACAAATTGGTAAACAAGTTAATGAATTTATGATGAAATACTTTGAACCTATTATGGATATTGAATTTACTGCTAATTTTGAAACTTTCTTAGATAAAATAGCGGATGGGAAAGCAAACTGGGTAACTGTATTACGAAATTTCTATGATTTATTTCATCCAATTGTTGATAAATTAAATTTAGAAATAAAAAATAAAATACAAACAACAGGATCATCAACAGATAAATTATTAGGTACTACATCATCCGGATTAGAAATATATACTGGATCTGGTAAATATGGACCATATGTTAAAATACAAGATGAAAATAAATGGAAATATGCACCTTTAAAAGATATTAGTGATATAACATTAGAAAATGCTATAATATTATTAGAATATCCAAAAACATTAGGAAAAATGGCAAATGGAATAGTTACATTAAATAAAGGCCAATATGGACTATATTTAAAATATACTGGTAAAAATTATTCAATTAAAAATTTAGATGAATCTAATATAACAATTGATAATGCACGTGAAATAATAGAATCAGGTGATCCATATGCTTTAAGAACCTTTAAAGTTAAAGATAAAATTTTAAATATTAAAAATGGAAATTATGGACCTTATATTCAAATTGTTTCTGGAACAAAAAAACAATTTATTAATATACCTGCTTCATATGATATTGAAAAAATTAATATAGATGATGTTTTAAAAATAATTGCAAATAAAAATGGAACCTCAAAAACAACACCTGAAAAATCTAATATTAAAAAATCAGTTAATAAATCTAATAAAAAAATAAAAGAATTTAATTTATAAAATTTTAAAATATTTATTAAATTTTTATAAAATATCTAATTTATTATAATATGAACACTAAATCTATTGGATTATCAGAAACTAAACCTATTAGATTACCGGAAACTAAAGTTTCTAAATTACCTCAATCTAAATTACCTCAACCTGAATTATGTAAAGAAACTATAGTAACAAAAGTTATTACAGTTGAATCAAAAGTTGGTCAATATATTTATTATGTATTTCATACTATTATATCATTAATAGCTATTTATTTATCATTTAGATGTAATGGTACTTTTGAAATTGGACCATTTTTATTAGCTGTATTCTTTCCATATATTTATATAATATATATATTAGCTACTAGAGGAACATGTGGTATAATTCAGGGAGAAACTATAAAATAATAATTTATTTTAATACTGGGAAATCTTTATTATTATTAAAATTAATTAGATCTGTATTTTTATTTACTTTATAAATATGATTATATGGAGGTAATCTAGGATTAAATGTTCTTTTTGGAATATTTTGTTTAATTATACCTAAATCTTTTTTTTCTTTTACACGTTTAGAAATAAACTTTGGTTTATTTACAGTCTCATTTGCTGCTATTTTTTGAGCAAATTCTTTTAGAGTCATTGATGTTTTAACTCTATTATTTTTTTGCTTATACACTTTTTTATTTTTTTTATCTATACAAAATAAATTATTGTCATTGTCATTGTACGACTTATTTTCTAATGCATCATAAATTAATTGACGTGTTTCATCAGTTAAACTATCATCAGATTGATCTTCATCATTAGAATCATTTGTAAGTAAATCATTTGTAAGTTTATCTTCATCATCTGAAAAATATACTTCTGTTAAATTAGTTTTGTTTAAATCCATTATATTAACTAAATATAGTTAATTTCATTTTTTTATGTAGTTTATAATTTAAAAATCTCTTTTTAATTAAATAATGGGAAGTATTAAATTAGAATATAATAAACAACATATAATTATTAATAAAATAATAAATTATCAAATATATAATATAAATCAATGGGATTTTTTAACTAAATTTACAAAAGCTTATTTAATAATTTATTATCCTACAGGTTATATTGAAACTGTCATTACTAGAAAATTTGTTTATAATCAAAAATTTGAATTAATTAATGATTTAGATTTTGAATATAAACCAATTTTACCTTTAGGTAATTATACATCCATATTAAATATTTATCCATCTGATATTTCACCATTTACTGGATCTTTTAATGGAAATAATTTTAAAATTAGTAATATTAATTTAATAAATACTAATAATAATGGATTATTTGGAATTATTAAATCAGGTTTTATTAAAAATTTAATATTACAAAATATTTTAATTAATGATGGTATAAATAATTGTGCATTAGTAAGTAGAGCTTATGATATTACAATCAATAATATTCAAATTATTGGTAATATTTGTATTAATGGCTTAAATGGTGCATGTTTATCTAATTATTTAAAAGGTAATATTAATAATATTCATATTTGTGTAGATGGTTTAATAGAATCTAATAAAAAAGCATTAATATGTAATAAATTAATTGGTAATATTGATACTATTAATGTAATATCTAATATTATTAATTCTCCAGGTTTAATTAATACCATTAATGGACAAATAAAATGTTGTAGTTTAATATCATTTTCAACATTACCTACTCCATTTTATGAAGAATCAATAAATCATCTAATAAATAATTGTTATTATTTTCAAATAAATAATGATTTATTACCACCTATACAAAAATTAGAATCTTGTTATTATAGAAATTTAAATAATGAAATAATTTGGTCAACTGATTTAAATATATTAGATCTTCAAAATTGGAATAAAATAAATTGTTATTATTATTTAAAAAATAATATAAATTATTCAAATGAATCTTTATGCGAATCTCAAAATATACAATTTTATGATTTAATTAATGAATTTAACAATATTAATAATAATGTATTTATTAAAAAAAATCAAATATTTAGTATTCCAAATATTTTAGTTTTTAATATAACATCTAAACTAATTAATGAATATTATGAATCTAATAGTGAATCATATGATTCTGAAGAATATACTATTTTAAAAATATCTAATGAAAAGATATTAAGAGTTAGTGAATTAATATTAAAAGAATTAAATAATATTTAGTTATTATATTTAGTAGCAGCTAAACCAGCTTTTATAACTAATATATTAAAATTTGTCGCAAAACATTTTAATTCATAGTTATCATAATTAGGATATAATATTTGAGGAGAACTATTTTTTACTACAAATAAATTAGGTTCTATTTCTACTTGTAATTGTGCATTATCTAATCTTGAAAAATTACATCCTGATAAACTAGTATTTGTTGTTGGAGCTAAATTAAATGAATACATATATATATGAGAATAAATAGTATTTCGGTAATTTTCAAAATTTTGCATATTATAAAAATATTTTGCATCTCTCCATCCTACTCTCTCTATACCATTAAATAAAATTCTTCCTTTATTTAATATATGAGATTTAGATTCTAAATTCCAAAGAGTTAAACTTATATTTTGATTAATTAAACTTTCTGGTGGATAATCACTTTTTGCTGTTAGATTAAAAAAATCTCCATAATTTTTATGTGAGGTTGGTCTTATATAAAAAAATATATCTTTTACTACATGATTAAAATCAATTTCTAAAGAAATATTAGATTTTAATTCTGCAGACCTAATTTGTGTTTGAGTCATTAAAATATCCCATTCTTTATGAGCCATTTCTTTTCTCTCTTCTAAATCTAAATAATAAAAATTAGTCTGTAATTTTACTTCTTCAAAATCAACTTCTGGATGAGTTATATTTTGTAAAAAATATAAACCAGTTGAATCTTTTTTCAAAACAGTATAACATTCTGAAAATTTTCTAAATTTAACATCAATATAAATCTCTGTATTTTGCATTGCTATTATTGGTAAAGGTTGATCTATATTAGTACAAAACCAAAATCTAAAAGGAATATAAATGTATTCAGATTTAATTTTTAAATTTGGTCTATTTAAATAATCATTCATTCCTATCATTGCTTTTCTATTCCAATCACTCACATATAAATCTGTATATAATTGCATATAATCACCGTATTGTTCATCTATTAATTGTCCATTAAAATATAAACTTATTTTTTCTATCATTGTATTTCCAATAAAATCAGAATATTTAATCCTATAATTTGAATGTTCATTGTTTTCATCTTCAGTTAGTCCATTTAAATTAGCAATTGATATTTTTGGAAGTTTTACAACTAAATAAATACCATATAATAAATCTCCTTGTCTTTCTATATAAAATCTAATAGTATTTCCCCATTTTGCTTTACCTACTGGATAAAATATAGTATCTCCTTTTGAATATTTATTAGTTTTAGTAAATGAATAATTAAAAACAGAATTTTTATTATGTATATCTATTAATTCTTCATCTTGAACATCTTTTGCTACTAACTCCATAATTGAACCATTATTTGACATTTAACATATGATAGAAATTATTATTATATTATTTAATAATATTATTCAAATTTTCAAAAACAAATAATGTAACCCCAAACTGAGGACTTGATCTTAATACACGCCAACTACTACCTTTCCAGAAAGCTACAAAACCTTCATTATTATAAATTTGATTTATTAATGGAATTATTTTAGTTGAATTTATTTTATTTTCTCTTAAAGTTTGCATTCTAGTTTTAATAACATCTGCAGGTGTACATAAAAAAGCAGCTGGAGCACCTCCTATTATTCCCGCTAAAAATGGATTTAAATTTTGTCTATCTTTTAAATACCAATAAGTAGGAAAATAAATCCCACTAAATGGAATATCTCTAAGAAAACAAGCAGAAGCTCCCCTATATAATCTTTTTAAATTAATTAATTCTAAATAATTAATTTTATTATTCATTTGGAGATTTATTTTAATCATTTCATAAGGACTTGTTATTATTACTTGACATGTACCTGCTATTAATCCTCCTAATATATTTGTTATCAATAAATCATTATTAAAATTATTTGTAATTGTTGAATAAGCAAATAACTTAACGGCTTTTTCTGGCGCTACTCCTATTAGTTGAGCTATACATCCACGATAAAAGGGTCTCCATTTACCTTGAGACCATAATTTATAAAAACAATCTAAACCATTATTATAAACTTTATTTATTGCATTATTTTGATTTTGCATTTGAGTTTTAACAACATCAATTGGATAAACTACAAAAGCACCAATTGAGCCTGCTATTAATCCTGATAAAAATACATTTTTTGATAATACTATATTATTTTGTTCTTTATTTTGAATTGTCATTATTAATATAATTATTAAAATAAATTTATTTTAATTCAATTTTTTAATTAAAATAAATTTATTCATCGTCATCTTCTCTTCTTATAGATTTTGATTTAAATAAACTCATGAAAAATATAAATACCAAAAATATACTAATAGCAACTACAATATAAAAATATGTACCACGATTTTTAATAGATAATACAACATTATTTATAAAACTTTCTGATGTTACATGTGTTAGTGCTAGTTTTAACTCTGCTAATGTAGTAGGAATTTGTGGTAAAGCTTGTTCTGGAACTGGTGTGATTGACGGAGATGGTGGAGGTGTTACTACTGATGGAGATGGAGGAGGTGTTACTACTGATGGAGATGGAGGTGGTGTTACTACTGATGGAGATGGTGGTGGTGTTACTACTGATGGAGATGGTGGTGGTGGTGCTACTACTGGAGGAGGTGGTGGTCGTGCTACTACTGGAGGAGGTGGTGGTCGTGCTACTACTGGAGGAGGTGGTGGTGGTGCTACTACTGGAGGAGGTGGTGGTGGTGCTACTACTGGAGGAGGTGGTGGTGGTGGTGGTGGTGGTGGAGGAGGTGGTGGTGGTGGTGGTGGCGGTGGTGGTGGTGGTGGCGGTGGTGGTGGTGGTGGTGGTGGTGGTGGTGGTGGTGGTTCTGATCCATCAATAATAGCAGGACGACTACCACCACCACCACCTTGATTACCACAATTATTTTCAAATCTATTATTATCTAAATAAGCTTTTCCAATTTGTGAATCTGTTAAATTAAGATTACTAATACAAATAGTCATACTTTTTTGATTTCTATCACGTATTAAATTATATGAAGTATTCCATGAGTTTTCTTTACTTTTAATACATGATGAATCTAAAAACCCAGGATATTGTTCAGTAGTTTCTCTTTTAAAAAGATTAAGAGAATATACAGTATTTTGATTATTCCCATCAAAATCAATATCATATTCTGCACTAGTAAGTCTATATGGATTTTTATCTTTATTAGGTGCACTATCAATATCTCTTGAAGGTTCCGTATTAAGATTTGGACTAAACATTGAATTAGTACATGTACAAGCAGGACTTCCAGTAAATAAAGTGGGATTTCCTTTTTCTATACGTGTACATTGTGGATTTCTAATATTCCAAGCTGCTTTTCTTTTACCAGTATTGCGATTTTTTTCATTTGTAAGAATAATACAACCTTGATTATATAATTCTTTAGCACATGAATCTAACATTAATTTATCACAATTATTAGCTGTAATATCAGTTGTTGTATCATTCATACCAGTACCACAATATTGAGATCTTTCATTTTCATTATTTAATTTAATAGTATAGCCTACATTAATTGTTTCTAAACATGACTTGCCCATTTTACATTCGGTTGCTACATTTGTAATTGAACTAGGAATACTTGGTAAAGGTAATCCTAATGTTTTATTCAAGGCGCTTTGAATACCAACAGCACCAACACAACATGCTTTTAATTGATTAATTTTAATTTTATTATTTTTAGATGTATCTGCAAAATATGGGACTTTATTTTTATTTTCATCTGTCTGTTCATGAAATATTTTTTTAATTTCTCTCCCTAATATAGTATCTTCCCTAATTTTATAGTTATCATCTACACTATAAATTGTATTTCCCATATATTTAATAGTATATAATTTTTATTAAATTAAATTAAATTAAATTAAATTAAATTAATTTCATAATCAGGATTACCAATTTCTTTAATTATATAAATATCTTTTCCATTAGTTTGATAAATTGGTTGTAAATATATTTTATTTAGACCTTTAATAAATGAAGGAGTTTTGGAATCTTCCTCCAAATATAATAATTTATCTAGTTTAATTATTTTTCCATTAATTATTTTTCCATCTAAATTAAAATTTACTATTTTCGATGAAAATGGAATTAAAATTGAATCAGTATCAGTAATATTTCTAACTGATCCACTTAATATATTATTTTTTGTTAATACTTCAACATCAGATGATTTTATAGCTAATATAGGTTCTCTAATTATTTGAGTATAGCCTTTTTTAAGAGATTCAATAATTAGGTGACTATCTTGTCCAGATAATTTATCATATCCTTCTTCTGATTTTGATATACTTTCATATACTTTTGACATTAATTCTCTATCAGATTCCCCATTAGTATTTTTAAGATCATTTAGTCTTATCATAACATAATTTTGTTTATTCTTATCAGTATAACTAATATATTGATTTTTATTTTTCATTTGTTCAGATAAATTTATCATAGATTCACAAATAATTGGATTATTAGTAAAAACAATAAGATAAAGTATGTACAAAAAATACGAAATTAATATTAATATTAATATTTTTTTCATGATATATTTATTATTTAGATATTATATTTAAAATATTATTTCTAATTAATTCAGGAATTTCTATATATTGTATTATACCATCAATTGGATTATATAAATTAATAATTTGTTTATTTGAAATAACTAATTTAATTAATAATTCAATAAATTTTTCTTTTGTAATAATATTATTTATCCAAATATCAATAATATTAATATCATCATATAAATTAATATAACAATAGTATTTTAAATTATGATTATAACATAGTCCACCTAACTTAATATTATTAAAAACATTAATAAGTTCATCTAATTTAGGTTTAATAATAAAATTCATATTAGGATTATTATGAATTATTCTTAAATATTTTTCTGGATTATAATATTCATTTTGATTAATATTATATTGAATAATTAATTGAATTAAATAATTTAATTGAGTATGATTGTATACAATTCCACTTATATCAGATTTTTTAATTAATTTTAAATTATTTATATTTTTTTTTTGAAATCCGAAATTTATTTGATTAATTTCTTCAAATGATTCAAATATATTTGATTTGATTAGTGAATCTAATTTAAATTTTCTCATTTTTAAAAGTTGATCAATTGATTTATAATATTTTTCTAAATAAATTTCTAATCTATGAATTTGAAATGGTTGATAAATACATTTTGGCATCAGTTTAAATTTATAAAATTCATCATATTTAAATATATTTTCTTCATAATATTTTTTTGTTACTGTATAAAATGTAATTTCTTCCTCAAATATTTTTATTAATAAGTTTATAAAATTTTCATCCTGATGAGTAACATCTATTGCTAAAATTTGATTACCTGATTTAATTAAATAATTTGAGAAATGTTTAATTTGATCATTTAATAATTTATTAAATTTAGGTTTATTATTTAATTCAATAAATGGAGGAATAGATTGAATAAAATTTGATTGTTCAAATTCTCTTGATATTAATAATATAGGATTATTCTGACTTAACTTAATATTAGTCACAATATATTTTGCTTTCAAATCTATTTGATTAGATTTGAAAGGAACATAACCAATTTTTAAGCCTGTTAATGTATATGCACCAATTGCTTCTGCATTAAGTCTATTATTTGGATTAGGACTTAACTTAATTGGATCTCCTATTTTTAAATTTTTAATATTTGATAAATATGTATAAATTCCATCAATTTGAATAGATTGCATTAAACAAATATATATAATTTATTAAATTAAAACGATACTTAATATTTAATCCATACATTTTGATGTCCTTCTACTAATTTAACAAATTTTTTACTAGATAATTTTTGTGTAATTTTTTCATAAGAACACTTTTTTTTATAATCAGCTTCAAATATAATTAATCTAATATTATCATAAAAAAAAGGATATTCATCAAAAAAAAGTTCTAAACATCCTTCACAATCTGCAACAAGAACATTAAAATTTAAATTATATTTTAACATAATTTCATTTAATCCATATGAAGGTATTTGTGTTTGTTCACTCTCTATATAGGTGGATCCATATCCACCATACCATTCATCTAAATTAGTTAGATCCAATTTTTTATTAGTAATAAATCCTTTAACAATATGAAATTTACAATTATTTCTTTTTTTATTTTTTTCTAAAGCATTCCATACTCGTGCATCTGGTTCAACAACAACTTGATTATATTTATTATCTAATTTTGAATTGATAACACATGAAACAGATCCATATCTTGCACCTAATTCTAAAACAACATCATTTTCTTTAATATATTTATTAGCTAATGATTGTTCAGCATATTCTCTTTTTATAGTATCTACTTTTTCATTATTTTCATTTCTTATATCAAAATCAAACTTTTTTTTTAATTTTTTACCACCATATTGTAGTGTTAAGTATTTTTCTTTATATTTATGATATTTTTGTTTATAATCCATAATTTATTATATTATATTATATTAGATTTATTAATCAATTTAATAAATTAAATTGATTAATAGACTTTTTCATTTTTAATATGTTTATAATTTAGAAATAGTTAATAAAAATTATAATAAAAAGCATTTATTATTGCTTTTATAGTAAGATCAGTCACTTTATACTTGCGAGTATGCTCATTATCTTCAAGTCCTGTAACACAACGACTATAAGGACAATAACAAAAATAGTCAACACATTCAATTTCTTGCATATACTTTGGAATATGACTGCGTGAATTGTCTTTAGTAATTAGCTTATTAAAACTCGCACGAGATGTTCCCTTAGGCAACTTTCCAATAAAGATAATACTATTATCTATTATAAAAAAGCGTAAACTGCCTATAAAAGAGACTGCTCGTTTTCTTGCAAACATTTTCATGAAATCTTTCATATTTAAGTCCATTTTAATTTCTTGCTTAAGTCTAGCAATGATTTCAGTTATTGGACAATACATATGATTTTTTTTCAATTTTCCTCCAGGCAAATTAAATTGATTTTTACAAGTTCCTCGTCTTTCTTTAGCAAGTAATATAACATTGTCACACTCAAGGCTACCTTTTTTATAATGAGGTAAACGTAAAAGAGCACGTACTTTTGTTACATGAAGGGCATTAAATCTCAAATGATTGCACAGATCGCATAAACAGAGCATCGCATGAGTAGCCATTGTATAGTATCAACATGAATAATTTATAGGAATATTAGGAGTTAAAAAATCAATTTTTTATTAATTATTTTGTTAGATAAAGTGTTAATTCATTTAAATCTTGAATCCAAATATTTTTATTAGTTAATTTTCGTATTTTACGTAATTCATCTTCAATAATATTTAATTTATTTTCTAATTTTAGTAAATTTATATTAGTTAATTGTTTAAAAGTCATATTAATTAAATAATCATAAGATTCTAAATATTTGGTAATATTATTTTTAATAAATAAAATGTCCATCTCTTTTTCATTAATTTTAAATAGTTTACCATTAGATTCAATAACTAATTTAATAAATTTAATTTGATTATTTAAATAATTAATTTCATTTTTAAGTTTATCAATTAATAGACTTTTTCTTTTAGTATAAAAATCAAGTCTCCATAAATAAAAATCTTCTAATATTTCTTCAGGTGTTTTATATGTTTTAATTTTATAGTCAATTGTATATAAATTCATATTTGATAATTTAATAGTTTTATATAATTTTAAATATTTGTATAACTGTGATAAATTATCAGAATCTTTTGTATTTAACATTTTAATAATAATATTAAATTTATCAGAATTAAATTTAATTATAAAATTAATAGAAATATCAGAACTCATATTAATATAAGATTTGAATAATCCATCTTTATTTTCAAAAATGAGATTCTCTAAAAATTCTTTATAATCATTAGTCCAAAATTTTAATGGTAATTCATAAATTATTATTTCATTATTATTTTCATCAATTTTAAGTAGTCCTTCACTAATCCATGTAAAATCATCATATTTAATAATAGTTCCTCTAAAATTTTTATAATATGGTATTAATTTATTTAGATTTGGTTTAGATTCTAATTTATTTTTAATCCAAGTAATAATATCAATAGGATTATAAGTTGGTATAAATGTAGAAAATCCAGTACCAATACCTTCTGTACCATTAACTAAAATCATAGGAATTATAGGAATATAAAACTTAGGTTCAATTATTATTCCGTCATCATCTAAATAATCTAATAATTCATTATCAACTTTATTAAAAATTTTAGTTACATAATTTTCTAAAAAAGTATATATATAACGAGCAGATGAATGATCTTTACCACCAATTAATCTAGTACCGAATTGACCTTGCGGAACTAATAAATTTAAATTATTAGATCCGACAAAGTTTTGTGCCATATTAATAATAGTTGCGATTAATGATTGTTCACCATGATGATAAGCTGATATTTCAGCAACAGCTGCTGCTAATTGTGCTACTTTTAATTCATTAAATAAATTTCTTTTAAGACAAGCATATAATACTTTTCTTTGAGATGGTTTAAAACCATCTGTAATAGATGGAATAGACCTAATATTATCATAATTAGAAAAATGAATTAATTCTTGATGAATAAATTGTTTAATTGTAATAGTAGAAGGTGGTTCTAATTGAAGTATATTTTCTGGATTATAATTTTGAAGCCATATTTTACGTTCTTTAACTTTATCTTTAGTAAAAGCTAATAAAATATCAGGATTAGAAGTTTGTGTTTGAGTATCTAATATATCAATAGTATTTGCTTTAATATGTTGAAAATATTCACCTGCTTCTTTACTAGTAGAAGTACCAAGACCTTTATAATATTTAATTTTCCATAAATGAGAATTAGTAGTTTTTTCTTTCCAAATATTATAAGCACGTAAATTTGCAAAATTTAATATTGTATCTTGTTTAATTGCTTTAACTAATGGTGTTATAAGTATACGAAAAAATCCTTTTATTTTTAATAAAGATGGATAAAAGTAATTAAAAAAATTAATTATTAATCCTTTAATATGAGATCCATCTTCATCTGCATCTGTCATAATCATAACTGCTCCATATCTTAGATCTTTAATATTATCTTCATTATATATAATACTTGATTTTAGTCCTAAAATCTTTTTAATATCTGATATTTCTTGATTTGTATTAATTTGAGTAGTAGAAGCTTCTCTTACATTAAGTAATTTTCCTCTTAATGGATATACTCCATAATAATTTCTTCCATTTGAAATAGCTGATATTCCAGAAATAGCAGTTGCTTTTGCAGAATCGCCTTCAGTTAATATTAATATACAATTTTGTGATTTTTTGGTTCCAGCATAATTTGCATCTTCTAATTTTGGAAGATTTTTAATTTTTAATTTTTTAGAACCATCAAATTTTGATAAAATTTTTTGATTAGATAATAATACAACTTCTTTTAATTGTGTAATAAGTTCAGAATCTTTAATTTGATTCCAAAAATTATCTGATATTATACATTCAAAACCAAATTTAGAAATAGGTGTATTTAATTCTTCTTTAGTTTGTGAATTAAATGTTGGATTTATAATAGATACTTTTAAACATAAAGTAATATATTCATTTAATAACTTTTTATTAAAATCAGGATGTATTATTTTTTTAAATTTATCTAATAATAAATCTAATATATATTCAACATGTTTACCACCCTTATTTGTATTAATTCCATTTACAAAAGAAATATGTGTGTTAGATTCAATTATTTTATTATCATTAAATCTAATTGCAAAAACCCAATGTGTATTTTTAATACATCTTCCAATAATCCAAGGATATTTAGATGGAAACATACTTAAATAAGTTTCAAAATCATCATTTCTATTAATTAATTTATCATTAATAGAAATATCAATTTCTTTTCTACATAATCCAATTAAATCAATTACTCTTTTTTTTAATAAATATATCATTTCATTAGAAAAATTTGTTGTATTAAATCTATCAAAATCTGGATATATAGTTATTTTAATACCACCATTTATTTTTTCATTTAATTTATATTTTATAATTTTAGGTTTGGATATTTTACTAAGATTATTTTCATAAATTTGATGATAATATAATTTTCTTTTTTTATCCCAAACTTCTAAAATAAATTTTTTTGAAAATATTGCAGATAATTTTGCACCCAATCCATGAGTTCCGCCAGTTACTCTTTCTTCATAATCATTATAATTTGTTGAAGTTAATAAATTTGCAAATATTAATTCAGGTATATAAATTTTATATGTTGGATGTTCAATAATATCAATACCAACACCGTCATTAAATATAGTAAAAAAATCTGAATTTATTTGAACTGATATATTTTTTAATGTATGATCTCTAATAGTTTGATCATATACATTAACAATCAACTCATCAATAATTTTATATAAACCCGGAGACCAATTAATTGTTTTCTGAATAATATCATTTTGGTTCTCATTATAAATAAATTGTTTATCATTTCTAAAATCTATATCACCAATGTACATACCTGGTTTTTTAAGAATATGTTCAATTGGAGACAGTTTTATATATGTTTTCTCAATTAATATATTTGTAGATTCTATATCTTTATTTTTACCTCCTACTAATAAATTGTCGGAAGATATCATTAATATTTAAATTTGAGAAAAAAGTAATTCTTCTAATTTAATTCTTTTTATCTTATGATATTAAAAAAAATTAATTCTTTGCGTCTTACGATTAAAAAAATTATTATTCTTTTTGTCTTACGATTAAAAAATTAATTCTTTGTGTCTTACGATTAAAAAAATTATTATTCTTTTTGTCTTATGATATTAAAAAAATTATTATTCTTTTTGTCTTACGATTAAAAAAATTATTATAATTTAATTCTTATAAATAAGTAATTATTATAATTAAATTTTTTTAGTCTTATACTTTATAAAAAAATCATCATTCCAACTTAACCCTTTTTGACTCCCGGCGTGAAAAGGTCCTTTTAGGGGACCCATTTTTATCAAATGATATAGTTTGAAGAGGTACACTCTTATAACATATCATTTGATTAGGAGAGGTCTCCAAATCTTCACTGTCATAAACAAGTTCGCTTGAAATCCTACTCAAGGATTTCTTAGCTTGCCTATAAAGAAGTTTCTGATTAGGAGGCAGACCTTTGTTCAATTTCAAAAAGGGTTTATGTTTAATATGACTCATTTTTTGATTAGGCGGAATGGTTCTTTTCGGTTCACATTGCTTTGTTTCAATATTGTCTTGGTACATTTTGGATGTAATTAAATCAGAGGATTCAATGGTTGACATGTCAAAATATATATTGATACAGTTGTAATGATGAAATTTCAATTTTTTTTAATTAAATTTATTAATTAAAAGAAATAGT